AGAATGGGCAAACACTAAATATAGATACTGGTATTTGCATCACCTACACCACAAGGTAAAACATAAGTGGCGAGATGCAAAGGATTTTATAGGTGTTACAGTTGAATACCTAAGAAGCCCAAGTGCAGCAGATTCATGGCACAATCGCAAAGGGTTTACTGGCTCCCCTAAAGCCGTTGAAGGCTTTATACACGAATATGATAATGGTCAAGTTGCAAGATTGACACACTTTTTTTAGTATCTAATACACTGAAAACTAAGCATCTAAGAAATTAGGTGCTTTTTTTTTGCTTATTATTTTGTGAGATATAAAAAAATGTTTTATATTTGTATCAAACAAAAACGAAAAGCTATGACTTACTACCAAGAAATTTTAAAGCAAGTAAAAGAAACGACAAAAGGAGAAATTTACTACAACGAGGCAAACGGGGTTCAATACTTTAAAAGAGATGGAATCGGTTACAAATGGGATTCAAATTCTGATACTTACAAATCATATCAAACTGACGAATCTATGGCAAGAGCCATAAAAAAAACTGTTAATACTGGAATATAAACAAACGGGGGGGCAACCCCCCTTAATTAACCAACTATGGAACTACAACCAACTTACAAAATTGTCGGAAGCTATAAAGGGGATAACTATGAAGACCTTGACATAGTACATGGCGAAGATAACAAGGATTTGTTATTAGAAGAATACAGAAAATCAAGAGGTACTAACTGGCATATTGTTGCTTATAGAATAGACGAATAACATGGGAAAGCTAAAAGAATTATTATTAGGAAACAGAGGTCAACAATTAGACCGAGAGCAGATGTTAGAGATGCAACTCAACGCTCACTACAACGAACAAGCACATTACTTACAAGAATGGCATGAGGGTAAACGTACTCCCTTGAATAGTACGACGGATGAATACGAATATGTAAAACGACTAAACTATGGAAGCAAGTAAACTGAATGAATTGTATGTCAAGAATGGTTTAACTAAAGACGATGTATTTCAACACAAGTTTTTTACTATCATCAAAAGAAATGGTATTGATAAAATACAAGCAAAAAACAATATTGTTATAGAGTACAATTTAGATAGGGTTTCAGATGACCACAAAAGTGTAATCATAAAAGCTACGGCATATTATGGAGATAAGGTTATACAAACCTACGGAGAAGCAAACCCACAAAACACTACTGCCTCTTATCCAGTTGCTATTGCAGAAAAGCGTGCAATGAGTAGAGCGTGTCTTAAGCTTACTGGATTTTATGAGATAGGTCATTATGGAGAAGATGAGGCAGATGAATTTAACCGAAAGTAATATGCTGCACGAAATAATGAACATAGAAGCAAGTCATTGCTGCGAAGCTATTGTGTGGGGCGAAACTAAAATATGCTCTGCTTGTGGGGAGCATTGCGAAGTAGTATACTTAAACTATGAAAACGATGAATAAAACTGGAAGAGGGTGGCTACCCAAAACAAAGCTGCAAGATGTACTGCTTGATACCTACAAGACGAAGTCAGCGATCAGCACAAAGCTACAAATATCACAACCTACATTAATGCGTTTGTTAGCTGACGAGAAATGTATTACATTTAAGCAATTAAAAACTATATCAACCGATGCAAATATCAGCATCATAAAACTAATATCATTGTTATGAAAATAGAGGAAGACCAGATTCCGTTATTGCTTGAAATAGCGGCAAGGGAAAACAAAACGACAGTAGGTCGTATGAAATCAAAAGACCGAACTCGTTTCGTAGTTGAGGCGCGTATCATGTGTTATAAAATTTTAAGAGATAGTGGGTTTACCTTTGCCAGTATTGGTGCTTATTTCGACAAGCATCATTCATCGGTCCTACACAACTTGAGGCAGCATGAAAGAAACTACTTATCTTTTAACTACTACCAAGAAACATTTGATTCAATCATCTACGCATTGGGATATAACACCGAAGATAGTGTAGCGGACACTTTAATATTAGACCAATACAAAGAAAGGCTAAATGTATTAGAGGAAAAGATGGCTAACCTAAAGGGCGAAAACATTACGCTTAGAAGACAGTTGCAAAAAATACAGAAAACAAGTAAAATATTAACCAGTAATTTAAATCAGATATGTATTCAGTAAGAGGAAAAATCAGAGAGATCAAACCAGTAGAACAAATCAGCGAGAAGTTTAAAAAGCAGATTGTTCTGGTAGAGCAAAGCACAAAGTACGATGCCGTCATTCCGTTGGAATTTGTCAACCAGAAAGTTGACGATGTAGTTCCTTTATTAGAAGTAGGAGATAGCCAAAACTTTAACGTGAATATTCATGGTCGAGAATGGAAAGATAGATATTTTGTATCTATTAGATGTTACGGAATCAGCAACGACGATACAGTAGTTGCAGAGGGAAACGCACAAGGGCAAAAAGAGGGCTTACCATTTTAATTAAAAAACTAGATTTGGAGGTTTTATAGCCTCCATTTCTTTTTTATTTAAAAAACATTTTTAACTTTTGTTTAAACTAAACTAACTAAAATGAACATTTTAAAAGAAGCAAACAACATTATTAATGAAAGATCTGAAGAAAAGGAACGCATGTATGGGCCTTTTTCTGAAGGCATGGAAAGAGCCGCGGCGATAGCTAGGGCTTCTACTGGTAAAGATATAACTGCAGAAGATATGTATATATTTTTAGTAGCATTAAAGTTATCAAGACACTCTTACAATTACAAAGAAGATAACTTACTAGACGCGGTTGCATACATAGGAGCACTTAACAATTATAAGCAAAATCAAAAATAATAAGATTATGACTGAAAAATTTAAAACAGCTAACGATGCTTACGAGTTTTATTATAAGCAAATAATTAAAGAAGGCATTAATTTTGGAAATACTAAGGCTTTGTTTAATGTTGGTATGTATATTGAAAATCCAAAACTTAATACCATAACTAACTTTGATCGAAAATGGAGCGAAAAATATGCAAAAGCAGAATGGTTGTGGTATTTATCAGGAGACCCTAACATTAGTAAACTAGGAGAAATATATGGTAAAGTTCCTAAGATATGGCAGCAAATGGCTGATAAATATGGAGAGGTTAATTCAAACTATGGTAATCAGTGGAAACGTAGAGATCAGTTAAATAAGGTTATTAATCAATTAGCTTATAACCCAGAAACTAGGCAGGCTGCTATATCTATTTATGATGGAAAAGAAATAAATAAATATTCTCATGACACTCCTTGTACTTACGCTGTTCAGTTTACTATTATAGATAATAAGCTTTGTATGTCAGTGTACATGCGTTCTAATGATCTATGGTATGGCTTTTGCAATGATCAATACCAATTCTCAGAATTACAACAATTAGTTGCAGAAAAGTTAAATATTCAGACTGGTTGGTACTACCACCATGCTCACAACTTACATTTGTATAAAAAACATGTTTAATTAAAAAAAACTAAAAAATGGCTAACTTAGATAACCAGTGTAAAAATTTGAAAATTAAAAATTACAATTCAGAAGATTTTGATTTTATTTTTAATTTACAAAAAAACACTCAAGAAAAAACTTACAACTACGATTTTTCTAAAATGAATCTTAAAGAAATATCTAGTTTTTGGCTTATGAATAGACACGCTCTTTCTGATGAAATTAGCGAAATGTTTGATGCGTTAGGAGGTGTAGAAGACGGTATAGGGAATGCTGTATGGAAGCCTTGGAAGCAAGATCATAAAAAAGCATTAAACATGACTGTTAAAGATCTAAGCTCTAATGATTTTAAAGAACTAAAATTTGAAATTGTAGATGCTTTTCATTTTTTAATTAACTTTGCTGTTTCAATTAATATGACTGGTTCCGAGTTTTATAATATGTTTATATCAAAAAACATAGAAAACATTAACAGACAAAAAAATAACTACTGATGGAAAAACCTAACTACTATTCTATTTTAACAGCAGAGGTTAGATATGATAAAAGCCTTACGCCTAATGCTAAACTTTTATACTCTGAAATTACTTGTCTAACAAATAAAAATGGCATTTGCTGGGCATCAAACAACTACTTTTCAGAATTATATAATGTTTCAAAAACAACAATATCAAAATGGATTAATCAATTAGCGCTTAAAAACTATATAAGCATTGAGATGAATTATGTTCCAGGAACAAAAAGGATAGATAAAAGGATTATAAAAATAAGACCTACCGATCAAAAGTTCAATACCCCACAAAACTTAAATGGGCCTATTGAAGAAAACTTAAAGAGGCCTATTGAAGAAAAGTTTAAAGATAATACTACAAGTATTAATACTACAAGTAATAATAATATAGAGGGTAAACCCTCCTCGATCGAAGAGGTAAATAATTATTTTATGATGAAAAATTTTGATTTGTCAGAGGCAATTAATTTCTTTGAGTATTATGAAAACAATGGTTGGAAGCAAGGTAAGAACAAAATGAAAAAATGGAAACTGGCAGCTAATCGTTGGATGCGAAATTACAAGCCAAAGCAAAAGCAAGGTTTAGCATCTCAATATGGGTTTAGTATTAACAATCAAAAACAACTAACATGATAGGGAAAGAACCAAGCGAGGATTTACTTAACTTTTGTTTCGTAACTATCAATAAGGCATTATTTGAGATGAGCCAGAACAGAGCCGAAGAGGATAGAAAGATACTAGCTAACATTCTTATGAATGATTTAAACGATAAATTCCATAGACTTACAATTGAAGACGTTACAAAAGCCTTTCACAATGGAGTAAGGGAAGCTGACCAAATGGCTATCAACCCAAGAACATGGTTTAACTGGCTAAACAAACAGAAGTTAAAAGCCAACGCAGTACGAATAGAATCATCACAAGAGAACGAAAGGTTACAAATAGAGCAGAAATGCCAAGAGATCGACAGAAAAGAGGTGCTACGTGAGTTTATTGAGCTATGTTTGATTGAGATATACGAGCAGTATTTAGCTGGAGAGAAGTTTAAATTTCAAGGTGTGAGCCAAGTTTTCAACTGGTGTGAAAGTGTTGGGTTAATTTTATTATCTTTAAAAGAGAAAGAGAAGCTGTGGGATGAGATACAAGAGGAGATCAAGCAAAAAAAGAAGTTTGTACATAACGAGCGTAAGAAATTTCATCCAGTAATAATGTGCAGAGAAAAAACATTGATGACATATTTTAGTAAATGGCGAAAAGAAAACTTTGATTTAAGAACGGAAGCAAATAAACTATTATGAAGTACAATACAGACAAGCGAACACGCAAAAAAATTGACAAGTTACTAGAGCAGAATACAAGAAACGTTGCTAACTTTGGAACTGGTAGCAAGTACGATCTAAAAACTAAATCAGAATTTAACAAGGCTTGGACAGAAATACAAAGAGAAATACGAGAGTTGGATGCAGATTTTTACAAAGTAATAAAAGCGCAGAATTGAAAGCATTAGAGGACAAGCTACAAACGGCAGTAATAACATACCTACGGCTGGATAAGAAAGCATTGTATTGTGCTTCTTTAGGTGGTCAGTATCAACGCTATCATTCGCAAAGGATGAAAGCCAAGCGTACCGGATATGTAGCCGGCTTCCCAGATGTGTTTTGCTACGATGCCAGAGGTGGTTATCATGGTCTTGCATTAGAGTTAAAGGTTAAAGGTAATTACGCAAGCCAGAAACAGAAGAACTGGATTAAGAGATTAAACGAAAGGGGCTATATGGCAAAGGTATGTACTGGCTTCGATGATGCCAAAAAGTTTATAGATGATTACTACGATTTAGAATAATTTTTTTATATTTGACAAACTAAAACAAACTAACTATGAAACAGACACACAAAACAAGACTGCTTGATTATCTATCGCAGTACAAAAGCATCACATCACTTGAGGCAATTAGAGATTTAGGGAACACAAGGCTATCTTCTACAATACATAAATTGAGAAGCGATGGACACCCAATAGAAACTAAATCAATAAAAGTACCTACAAGGTGGGGAACATCCTCAAACGTGGCTCAATACATTCTAAAGAAATAGTTATGGAAGTAAAGATAGATACAAGTTGCAAAACTTACTTAGATTGCAGAGGTAAGTTTCCAGTAGGACACATTAAGGTCTTAATGAATCATTATGTAGATATGGCTGA